TCAGAGAAATGATGATGACTGGTAATTATAGAATTAGATATCGTGGTGGTAGCAAGCCACAATATGGTTTTGTGAGAAGTCAACATAATACTTTGGCAGAATACGCTGATACATTTGCTATTTATCCTAAGTAATTAGATTTGTGGGTTTTCGGTGACTACTTATTTGGAACCGAAGGGTTATGTAGTGTTTCACGAGATTAGAAACAACCTTTGGTGATTTGGTGTAAATCACCGGCAGATTTTTTCTCTCATTACACAAAAAACCCCCGAGATATCGGGGGTTTTTCTCATTCTCTGATTAAGAATTCAATTACTCTGGAAATGCTGCTCCAGTTGGTTGAACTACGAAATCTAAGACTATGAACTCAGCTGTTCTGGTTGGTTGTATGAATATCTGACCAACTAATTGGTTTCTATCCACAACATCTGGAGTATTATTACTATCGTCCATTACCACCCTAAACGCTGTTAGTCCTGAATTTGCTTGAACTTGTTCAAGATATGGATTCACTATGTTTAGGAATCTATTTCTTGTTGAACTTGTATTTTGTTCAAACACTAAGAATCTTGAAGATGATGCGATGAACTTTCTCAAGTTAATCAACAATCTTCTTACATTAATTCTGTCTAATGCACTTGGTTTAGCTTGTAATGTTTTTTGTCCAAACACGACCACACCTTGACCTGGGAAAGTTGCGATAGGATTAATACGATTTTCGTATAAATCATCTCTTTCTAAGTTGGTTAGTCTTGTTTGTGCTTCTAACACTTCTGTTAATCCACCACGATTTAAACCTGCTGGTGCAAACCACTCTTGTCCTACTGCGTCATTATTTGCATATACGCCTGGAAGAACTACTGAAGGTGGAACCCAAGTTGGTTTGTTTTTAACACCATCTAGGATTTTTACCCAAGGGTAATATGTTCCAACATAGTTTGAATCTAATGTTTTTACATCATTGATTGCGTTATCAATTGAACGACCATATGTTGACCCGTCCAAGATGAAGAAACAATCTGCTCTATCTTCAACTTTATCAATTGCGTGATTTGTTACTATTGGATGCTTTTCGTGTATTACACCTGGAAGTGCTAACAAGTTAATATCAAATTCGTCTGGATTTGATACTGCATTGATTGCTTTCTTGTATGCTACTGAACCACTTGATGTGGCAAGTTTCATATCAAAACCTTGTGAGTTTGTATCTTCAATATCTGTTCCGGTTTTCTTTGGTGCTGCTGGATTCATTCCATCAAAACCACCTTGGAAAGGAACTACAAACTTTCTTTGTTTTAAGTGTGAAAGTGCTAATGTAATTTTCTCATTTGCTGCAGAGTTTGGTGTTCCTAATGTGGAAGCGTCTGCGTGTCCATTTTGGTTTTCCAAACTCATAGTTACATTATTTCCAGTTGCTGCTGCCGCTGGTGTTTTTCTCAAATATTGTTTATTAGTTTCATTTGCGAAGTCAAAACCAAAATAAACATTTGAATCAAATGCTCCTCTTGAATTTATCTGACTTGAAACAAATGAAGCTATTGGTGCAGTTGCTGTTCCACCACCAACAAGTGTGATTGAATCATCACTTGGTGTAGTTAGTTTTCCGAATCCCATTGGAACTAATGATTCTGCGATACCTGTTAAATTATCGTAATCTCTAATATAAATATATTTAGATTGATTTGGATAATCACCATTGTTTGTTAATTTTCCAGTAGTTTCAATAGTTACATATCTATCACCAATTGCTCTTGGTAAGAAGTTTATTGAATCTTCATCAAATGTTAGATTTTGGAAACTTTCTAAAATTGTCCCATCATCATTTTGACCTGGATTGTTAACTTGAACATCTAATGTAAATGTTCCGTAATCACTACCTGCCACATCTTTTGCTTCTCTGATGTCACGGATACCGACTTTAAATTTTGAATTAGCTGTGTCTCCGTCTGCACGAGTATAGACTGAAAATAAGTCTGTTCTTACTCCACCAACTAATTGTGATTGGATTGGTGGTGTTTGTGCCGGTGAGTGGTCACTTAAGAATGAATCACTACCTGTTGAAAAACTCATACTGACATTTAAATCAAGGTTACTATTTGAATAGTATCCTTTATTATCTACCGCTAAATATACTTTTTGTTTGGTTTCTTGTGGGTCTGTACTAAATATATTTCCGATGTAGTTTGATGAACCTGTATCAAAACTAATTGGATAAGCTGTTGCTCCATTTGTACTTTTTGCTATCGTTAATGATGCTGCTGCCCAATCTGCCCCGGCTGCTAATGAAGCACTTCCTGGACCATTTAAGAAACCTGTTGTTGATGCGTTAGGTGCCTCAGCCGAATTACCTCTTGAAGGTTTCAATACTGCTGCTATTGTTTGGGCTCCTGCTGAACTACTTAGTGTTAATGCTAAATAGTCTGATGAGTATCCACCAATTCCTAAGACACGAACTATTGTTACTGTTCCTGCAC